GCGGTCACCACCAGCGTCACGCTGACGCCTGCGAAGTACGACAACACGCAGACCTTCTACGCGGCCTCCATCTCGCAAGGCGGTGGCCCGCAGCCGCTGCTGCCTGACCTGTACACCAACGACCAGGTCTTCTACGCCGCAACGGTAGGGCGCGGCACCGTCACGCTGCAGCCCTCTCTGGTCACGAACAGTCAGACCTTCTACGCTCCGGCGGTCGCTGCCACTTACGCGCTGGCGCCGAGCCTTGTCACCAACGCACAGACGTTCTACGCGCCGACAGTCGGCCGCGGGACTGTCACGTTGCAGCCTGGCCTGTTCACCAACAGCCAGACCTTCTATGGCCCGACGATTGGCCGCGGCGCTGTCACGCTGCAGCCGAGCCTGCTTGTAAACGACCAGACTTTCTACAGCCCGACGGTGGGCCGTGGTGCGATCACACTTCAGCCGGGCCTGGTCACCAACGCGCAGACGTTCTACGGCGCCACGGTCACACCCGGCACGGTCACGCTGCTGCCGCAGGGCTACGTCGACGACGGCTATGTAGACGTCGGCTACGTCGGGCCGAACACGTTCAGCACGCAGGTCTTCTACGCGCCGACGGTTACACGCATCGTCGCCCCGTCGCTGGTCACCAACACCAGCATCTTCTACAGCCCGTCGGTAGAGTTCGACACCTACGTCATCACCAAGGCCCAGGCGCGCAACCTGTACCGCGTGTGGCTGCTGCAGGGCCTGGCGCCGCAGCCGCTGACCGTCGGACCAAGTTCACGCTCTGCGGGCGGCGTGAGCCAGACCATCACGCAGGTCGACGACACGGTGACCGTCTCCACGACCGCCTCGCCCACTGCGGTAGGCGCTGACCCGGGCACGATGATCGACGAGATCGCTCTGCTGCACGGCCTGGGCTCTGACCTCGTGGTCACACCCCTGGCGCGCAGCGCAGGCGCCATCAGCCAGACGATGGCGACCGTCGGCTCAACGACCACGGTGACGAGAGTCTGATGCTGAACCCGTTCGCCATCGCAGTGCAGGGGATCGGCTTGACGCCTCTTGTGGTGGCCGTGCAGGGCATCTCCACCGCGGCCGCGCCGGGTGCCGGCAGCGTGCAGTCGGGCGGCTTCATTGTGAGCCTGGGCAGGATGATGTCGCGATGACTCTTGCCCCCGGTATTTCAATGCTGTATATTTCGGCCCGGGTCAGTGTCTTCACGGTCGCTGGCCTTGCCATAGGAAATCTCTTTTACGGCGCCCCGCAACGGGCGCCGTTTTTTCTTTGGAGCTTTGATTGCTGAAGGTCGAAGACTTCCGCAGCACGACGTGGAAGCGGCTGACGCAGACCTTGGAGGAAAGACTTCAGGAGCTGCGTGAGCTGAACGACTCACCATCCTTCAGTGCAGAGAAAACAGCCCTGATCCGCGGTGGGATCGGTGAGCTGAAACGAATTCTCAGCCTGGCCGAAAGGGCCAGCCTGAGTCCCGCGGTCGACCCCGACGAACTGAGCGGCGTCGACGAACAAGGTCCTCAGTGACCACACCGAAGTGAGACGACATCAACATGCAAGTACAAGGAACAGCTAGCCAAGAAGACGCGCAAAAGATCTGGGAACAGCTTGATGCAGAAGAGTCCGGCCGTGCGCCGGCTGCTGATGCTGAGCTTCCTGCAGACGACGCACCCGCTTCCGCATCCACCGACCCCGCGCCCGCCGCAAATCACAATGCTGATACGGCCGACGCAACCAAGGGAGGTGACGCCGCGCCAACGGGTGACCAGGTTCTGCTGGACAAGATCGCTGGCCTCGAGACGATGTTGTCTCAGGTCACGCAGCGCTTGAGGAATGCCGAAGGCCACATCGGTGGACTCGGTAGTCAACTGAAGCAGCAGCTTCAGACGGCCCAGCAGGTCTCTTCACGAGGAGGCGACGCGCCAACCGCGACGGAAATTCGCGACGCGCAGCGCAACCCCGAGGCGATGGCCAGGCTGAAGTCGGACTACCCCGAGTTCGCGGAGGCGATGGAGTCCGCTCTGAACGAGCGGCTGAGTTCGCTGGAGCAGCGCCTGGCGCAGCAACAGCAACCAGTTCAAGCGGGGGTGACCCCGCAAGAGATCAGTCGCCTGCGATCTGAGATGGCCGTCGAGGTTCGACATCCTGGCTGGCAAGACCGAGTACGGACGACTGAGTTCATGGGATGGCTGCAGCGTCAGCCGCGGGAAGTTCAGATGCTTGCGGCGAGCGAAAGCCCGCAAGACGCTGTGCGCCTGCTGGACCTGCACACCGAAGCCACGAGCTCAGCCTCGACACAAAGGACGCAGCGCCTGAACTCTGCTGCGGCGATCCCTTCGGGGCGGTCTGGTGCCAACGTGCGCCAGAAGGCCGTGGAGGACATGACGCCCGACGAGTACTGGCGCTACTTGGACGAACTTGATCGACAGAAAAGGTAACCAATCATGCAGACCTATTCCCTTGTTCCTTCCCGGAACCTCATCATGGCGGAGCGCGAGATGCTCAAGCACGCCATGCCCATCAAGGTGCTGAGCACCTTCGGCTCGCAGAAGCAGATCCCCCAGAACAAGACCGACACGGTCGTGTTCCGTCGCGCTCTGCCGATCGACGCCGGCTCCAACGGTGCCCCGAGCATCACCGCCAGCAACTACCTGCTGCAAGAAGGCGTGACCCCTGGTGCTCGCACCATCGCCTACCAGGACGTGCAGGTGACCGTGCAGCAGTACGGCGTGCTGATGAAGCTCAGCTCCAAGGCTGAAGCCATGTACGAGGACGACATCCCCGGCGACATGGTCAAGCTGGTCGGCGAGCACATGGCCAGCATCGAGGAGCTGATCTCCTACGGTGTGGTCCGCGGTGGCACGAACGTCGTGTACGCCAACGGCTCTGCCCGCGCGTCGGTGAACACCGGCATCACGCTGAACAAGCTGCGTCAGGCTGCCCGTCAGCTCGAGGCTGCGCACGCTCAGCTCGTGACCGAGAAGCTGGCCTCTTCGGTCAACTTCGGCACGACCGCCGTCGAGCCTGGCTACCTGGTGTTCATCCACACCGACATGGAAGCCGACTTCCGTAACCTGGCCAACTTCGTGCCCGTGGCTCGCTACGGTCAGCAGAAGCCCACGCACGAGCGTGAGGTCGGCACGGTGGAGCGCTTCCGCATCATCACCTCGCCGTACTTCAAGCCGTTCCTGTCGGCCGGCGGTTCGATCACTGCGGGCACCTTCCTGTCCAACGGTGGCACCTCCGGCACCACGGCTGACGTCTACCCCATCATGGTGGTGGCTCAGGAAGCCTGGGGTCAGGTTGCTCTGAAGGGCATGGGCGCGATCCAGCCGATCTACTTGCCTGCAAAGCAGATCACGCACGCCAATCCTATGGGCCAGTTCGGATATGTCGGCGCCAACTTCTACAAGAACGCGGTGCGACTGAACGAGAACTGGATGGTGCGGATCGAGTCCGCCTGCTCGGCTCTGTGATGACACGCTAGGGCGCAAGCCCTAGCGAACCAAAAGGAACCGATATGCCTATCGAATCTGTCAAGCAACGTGTCAACGCCCTCGCTGGCCCCGGCGATCGTCAAGAACTGGCGATCCTGCTGGCGGCCGTGGTCGACGCCCTGCAGGCCGTAGCGGCCAAGCTGGACGCCGACACTGGCGTCAACGACACGAACTACGCGGCCACCGTGGCTGCGATCGTCACTGACTGAAAGGAACTCTGACCATGTCTGACAATCTCTCCCTCTCTTCCGGCTTTACCGCCGGTCTCTCGAGCGGCGGCTGGGCCGAAGGCACCAACGCCAACACCATCCAAAACGCCAACACGGTCACCTTCGTGATCGACGGCCGTTTCTACAGCAAGAGCGCGACCGACAACATCGCGATCAGCTATAGCGGCCCGTCGGTTTACCAGGCGGCTGCCGGCGGTATCCAGAACGTCAACGGCGGCTTCACGGGTGGCGTCAACGGCTCCACGCGGAACTACCTGATCTGCCTGGACACGAGCGGCGCTGTGTCGATCGTGCCGGGCCCGATCGTGGACTCTGCCGAGCTGGCTGCTGGCCGCGTGGCTCTGATGTTCCCTGACGCCCCGAACGGCGTGTGCCCCGTCGCCGCTCTGCGCATTGCGCTGACGGCTGGCACGACCTTCACTCCCGGCTCGACCGACCTGTCGGCCTCCGGCGTGACGGACACCTTCTACAACCTGGCCACCGTGCCGGCTAACCCGCTGACTGCCTAAGTCGGCAGGGGGTCACCTTCGGGTGGCCCCCACCCTTGAACATCAGGAGACTTCACCATGACCAGTCGCACCGTCAACAGCTACGAGCGCAACAAGTCCGTTGCGTCCGAGGAAGTAGACATCGTCAACCGGGTTGCGCCCGCGGCCGAGGCTTCAGCGCCAGGCGGGATCGAGATCGACACCGATCGTGTCATCCGCGCCGACCAGCTCGACGAAGAGTCCTTCATGCGAGACGAGCTCGAGGTTCACTTCAACGAGCCGGGCAACGAGAACGAGCCCAGCTTTGTCGAGGTCAACGTCAACGGCGACTACCGCATGGTGGTCCGAGGCGACACAATCAAGATGCGTCGGTATCACGTCGCAGTGCTGGCCAATGCCAAGCAGTCGCGTGTGCGCCAGCGCAAGATCGTCAATCAGGACGGCAGCATGGGCTTCCAAGAGGAGAACGTGCTGTCTTTGACCTACCCCTTCCAGGTCATGCACGACCCGAACCCTCGGATGGGTGTGCCCTGGCTCAAGAAGCTGCTGTCGCAGCCGGTCTGATAGATGAACTACCTGCAGCTCGCGCAACGTCTCGCCGTCGAATGCGGCGTGACTGGTGGCGGCCCGGCGTCGGTGACCGGCCAGACTGGCATGTACGCCAAGCTGGTGAACTGGACCAACGACGCTTGGGTCGAGATCCAGGGCATGCACGACAACTGGAACTGGATGCGCGAGCCGTTCACCTTCGAGACCGTAGCCAGCACCGGCAACTACGATCCGAACACTGTGACCAACACGGTCACCGGCAACCTGATGACCGACCTTCGGTACTGGTGGAAGGACACCTTCCGCTGCCAGAAGAAGAGCATCGGGGTGCAGGACGAGCAGTGGCTGGTGGAGTGGGAGTACCAGGTCTT